CTAAGCTGCCTACATCCATACTGCCTTATTCCTTTTTTTCCAGTCCTAAAACTGCACTCCAGTAATTTTTTGATCTTTGTGTCGGGTCGTCTTCCATTGCTGGCGAACCTCCACCGGGAGAGCTTCTTTCAGCCCGCGTGAAAGACAAAATAAAGTCTTTCACATGCACTGATTGCGGCGATTTTACAAAAGACCGTCTCACCTCCGCAGCCACCTGTGCCAGATAGTAATCCTCCTTTTTAGTTTGGTGCATTTCCAAATCTAAATACGCCATCCATTCTATAAATTCTGAGGATGTCGTTTTCTCCATCACTTCCTGCAAAGGTGTCTTTAGATGGGAGGCGAGACGGAACCATCCTAGTCGCTCTCCCCTGAGCCGTTTTTTACTTCGTCGCCATCCATCTTTTGATTGAGAGCATTTATCTTTTGTGCCGCAGCAAAAAGTTCGCTCAAAACTCGGGAGGGGAAGTTTTGCAACTCAGCCAATGACACCAACTTGTCGGTCTCATCATATAGGCAGCGTTCCAATAGGATGGAGTGCATCCCTTCAAACGTTTTCACCCCTGATACCTGTCCCTGCGAATTATAACGAAACTTATCACCCATTTTTGTCAGGTAATTGTCACGATCTTTACCAGACATCTCCCGCAAAGTATAAGTCTTCTCTACCCCCTCAGGAGTCTCCAAGACAACTTTCAACTCTTCCCTTTTTAAACTCAGTTTTATCGGGTCCATAATTAAATGGTCTTTTCGTTTTCAAGCTTATTATGAACAATCTGAATTCCTTCTTTCAGTTCCTGTTTCGTTTCTTCGGTGGCCTTGCCGTTCTGAGATTCGTAAATTTTCAGAACATATTTCAAAGCCTCATCCAGCCTTTTTGTGGCTTTGTTTTCTGCCGTGTCAGGGATTGCTTTTTCTGCCGCTTTCACTGCCGCTATAATCGTACCCTCATACTTCTGCCAAGCAGGCTTTGCAGTCCAAAGCTTACTAAGCAAAAAAGCGACAATGCCGCCAATAACAGTGATCGCCAAAGGAGTGTTTAAGTACTCCCAGATTTTAGTGATATATTCCATTGTAGTTTCTTTCTTTTGTTGTCCGGCGGCAGGTTTTAAGTGCCGCCAGAATTGTTAATTGTTAGCCCCTTGTCGGTCCCACTTCCTGCCCAAAGTTATTTTGGTTTGAAGGAATTATTGTTACCTCAGCCGTTGGCTGCGTTCCTTCAGTAATCCGCTGCGGAGTGAATTGGTCAATCCACCCCCAAAACGTGATCGTGGAGGCATCAGAGAATGTGATCGTAATCTGTTGATTTACGTTGATCATAGCGGTTAAATCGTTGTAACAATCCGGGTCGTAAGCAAACGTTCCCGAAGCATCAGCCAACGTTTTTAACTTTTTAGGAGCTCTCGTTCTCCAAGTCTCGTTGTGCATCGTCGTGGTGTCATTTGCACCGCCCCCGTCCATACCCGGAGGCGTTACTTCCTTTTCCCAAAGTTTTACATTCGGGTAGGCGCTGAAGCTCAGCCTAGTACCGTGACCATCATCTAATCTTGCCATATTTTCAATTCTCCTTTTCTTGTTATTCGTTGTTGCACAGGATGCCAAACTTCATGTTGGCGCCCGTTACCTCATTGTGAGAAATCAGAACTTTTGCAACTGTCTGTCCAGCGGGGAAAGGTGCTGCGGTTCCAGACCCGGCCTGCCAATCATAAGCATAGTTCTTGCTTACTTTAACGGAAAATAAAGGCGTGTTCCCTGCCCTCAAAAAGTAAAATATACCGTCCCCAGTTGTGGTCAAAGCCAGAACTCGAATATCATCCGTTTTGACCGAAACGGAACAGAAGTAAGATTCTCTCACTACCACCTCAGTTCCAGAAACAGGAAGTGCATCGCCAAATCCTCCCGTCAGCTCAAGATCATTATTAGAGTCAAGCGAGACGGTCATGGCATGGCGACAGTAATCTCCAAACCAGACATCCACTTTATCGCCATCCTTAAAAGGATGGTTTACCCGGTTCATCATGACGATGCCGTTATCATCTGTGATCTTTGTTACAGCTCCCCCCAGTCCTGCGGAGAGAACAATATTTTGTACAATGGTCCCATCTCCCGAAGGAGCAGAGGACTGATTGAATGATTCACCCCCAAGGGTGATAGTTTTTTGTATTCTAGCGAGTATGCTCATATTTTATTTGTATCCTTTCTTCATTTGTTACGATAAAGCAATCCTGCCCTCATGACTTTGGGTGATAGCTCACAATGCGAAAAACGAAGTTCTGTTATTATAGTTCCCATAAAAAATCGACTGCGTTCTATTCCACTGCCTTCCTCCCAGAGGTACGTGCTCCCAGCGGACACACGCCTGGTAATAGTATATCCAGAATCATCCACTAAATCAAAATAGCCATCTCCTTCCGAGGCGTAAGCAATACAATCTTCTCTTGCTCTTTTGATACCGAGTTTTCGGATTATAGGAATGGAAATCAACACAGCAGTGTTCTCTGCAGGAAGCGCATCTCCATTGCCTCCCGAGATTGCAATGTTACCCATGGAATCCATCTCTGCGGTCATCCCACGCCGCAATCCCCCGGTCCACCAGATATCAACCAGATCACTATATTCCATGCCAGAATCTGGCGCTGAAATTGCACCCTCATCATCCCCTGATTTTAAAATCAAGGTAGAAGGTTTTGCAGCAGGCACTTCAACTGTAGTCACCACCACCCCGTCGCCAACAGGCGTGGTGTTTTGATTGAAATTTTCCCCGCCAATCGTGATAACTTTCTGAACTCTTCCTTTAATATTCATTTTATTCCTGTGTTGTTATCGTTGTTAAAAAGTTCACGGAAAAGGAAAACCCCCTCCCGTTTTCTTCTACCCCCAGAGGGATTACTGAGCTTGTTCGAGAAACATTATTTAGCCGGTAAAAAACACCGTCCAGAGTGATCGGAGTGTTTAAAATAGAGTTCAACTCCAGGCTTGCGTTATGTGTCTTTAGATACCCCTCTGAGTAGCTTAAAGAGCGCACCCGCAATTGAGAACCATAATGTTCTACGTACACACCATCTGCGTAGCGACCATCTAAAACACCAGTCGTTTCAGTAATCACAGCAGAGTCATTTCCATTTTCCCGGGCTGGTAAAAAAGCAACGTACAGAGGCCAGCTTGCTCCATGAGAAGGCATATCAAATATCCCTATAGAGATCAGGTAATGTGCTAAAATCTCGGCGCTTGTATGTATCATGAGTTTAATTCCTTTTGCACCTCTTTGCTTATCATGCGAAGAACGTCTCCACGGAGCCGTTTTGCTGGGTCTTCCAAAAACTTCGCTTTTTGATTCGTACCACGATCATTCAAAATTCCTGTAGCGATTTCTACTGCGTGTTTCTTATTATACTCGCGCCCATGTGCAACGTCCAACCTTTCATGTACGTAAATTCCATAAGCAGCTGTATAACCAATCCCGATAAGGGTCGACACACCGGCACCTTCTAGCTTCCTTGTAAAACCACTGCCTTTTAAATTCCCTGTATCGACGGGAACCTCTTTTTGTGATTCGCGAAAAATCAGTAATCCGGACTTCTTCAAACCTCTTTCAACACCTTTCCCAATCGCACCTTGGGCTAAAGGTAACTCTTTCAAGTTAGTCAGAATTTTGTTTAGTCCTTCAATCTTCATAAATAAGCCTTTAAAACCTTGTATGATCCATCGTAGGAGGGGACCCTATCTATCTGCAACACTTCCCAAATAAGCCTTTAAAACCTTGTATGATCCATCGTAGGAGGGGACCCTATCTACCTGCAACACTTCCCAAACAGCAGTATTCCTGAGTGGGCTAACAACATTCGTTACAGTGTCTAATTTACCGAGACGCAGAAAATCTCCCACCTTCACCGGGCAGTCTTCAAAAAGGATTTGTGTTTGCGAGCGACTCTTTACCCCAGCCTTATCAATAATCTCTTCCGTCTTATCCACCCATCGACAGGCTCTTTCCACAGGGTCAGAAAAAAGAGGCTGACCGTACTTATCTAATCCGTTGGTCTCCCAATGGACACAGGTCTGTTTGAGTGTTCGACTAATGATGCTCATTCTCTTTTAAAATCAAATTTCTTTGGAAGGACTGTCATGAGTAAATCATGAAATCCTGACCCTTTCAGCACCACTGTGAGGCGGGGAAACATATCTCTGAATTTCTTTGCCACGGATATCTCATTCGTGACCAGGATGGCTATTGTTTTGGGTATCCGCACATCCACGCTCGCAAGGAAACGTTCAGTTCTGGAAAGGTCTTCATGGTCTTCTTCTAAAATAATGCATTTGGGGATTGGGTTTAAAAAGGACAAGGAAGAAGTTGAAACCGGGCATGTGTAGCTCT